CTTATGACAGCTACATCTGTTGCTGAGTTTGCTGAAGAAGCTGACACAAAGCCTGAGCAAGTTGTACTACAAGAGATGATAGCTACAGAAGAGTACAGTATATCAGCTGCTGAAGTTGAAGACTACAACAATGCTATAGATGCTGTAGCTGAGTACTCACAACAAGCTGGTGCATTCATGGCTGCGGCAAACAACTCAGAGTTGACAGCTAGTATCGATACGTATGCAGCTAACAACAACATAATGATTGGTTCGTATACATCTATCACATACACACAAAGCATAGACGAATTTGTCATTGCATGGGATGAGACAGGTTACGGTACAGGTTGGAATGGTTACCTAACAGATGACATGAGAGATGCTGATGATGTCTATGGTGCTGCATCATACATCTTACAACATGGATCAGCTTCTGCTGGTATGTAGGTAAACAGTATGATAGAAGAAGCAGAAGTAAAAGTTGGTGGGTTTACATTCAAAGGGTGGTACATAGCTGCTGCCCTGCCCATACTAGGTTCTCTTAGTGGTGGTATCTATTACGGATATGACACATTGCAAAGGTTCTATGCTGTTGAGTCAGGGATAGAAACAGTTGTAAAGAAGTCAGGTTCGTTTGATGCTAAGGCAGGAGAACTTGGTTCAAGAATACAAACACTAGAACAGGCGGTACAGGATAATGATGTTAGAGGACTTAACACTAGGTTGTCAACGATTAGTACGCAGATGCAAACAATCTTGGAACAACAGAAAGAGTTGCTTGACTTACGTAGTCAAGTTGAGAGATCGACTGGGATCACTGATAGTTTGGGTGATAAGCTTGACAAATACCAAACAGAAATAGATGACATATGGAAAGCATATGATTCTTTAGTTGACAATCCATTAAACTAATGAGAGAATATTATGGCAGGTAACCTTAACAAAGCAAAGATGAAGTGTAACTCTCCTAAGTCTACACCTAGTCACAAGACTAAATCACATGTTGTCAAAGCATGTGCTAATGGTAAAGAGAAGATCATAAGATTCGGTCAGAAGGGTGTCAAAGGTAGCCCTGATGGATCAGCTAGAAACAAAGCATTCAAAGCACGGCATGCTAAGAACATTAAAAAAGGTAAGATGAGTGCTGCTTACTGGGCAAACAAGGTGAAGTGGTAATGGCTAAAGGATTATGGGCAAACATACATGCTAAGAGAAAACGGATAGCATCTGGTTCAGGTGAGAAGATGAGAACACCAGGATCTAAAGGTGCTCCGACAGCTAAGGCACTAAAGAATTCTAAGAAGAAGAAAAAGAAATAAAGAAAGCCCCAAGGAGAAATCTAAGGGGCTTTACTTTTATGTATCTATGTACCAGCTTAAACATTGGAATGCTTTTATATTCCAGTCTTTGATTGTGAGTAGTTCTCTTACACCAACCCTTAAACTGTATTCACAATCATCCATATTGTCATAGACTGTCTGGTCAGTTGAAGTTAAACAGGTTGTTGTCTCCAAGTAACACAGCAATATAATAGGGGTAAACATTATTCACCTTCCATTTCCTTTATTAGGTAATCCAAGTACCATCTAGCTTTACGTAGATCTTCTAAAGGTTTCTGCTTGTACCTGAATCTATGTAAGTACTTCTTACAGTTACCCTCTAAGTATCCCATGAACATCATGTGATCCATATTGTCTCTCATATATTCTATACATTCTATTCTACCATTACCGTAGTGTGGTGGTTGGTTGACAACGTCAGGTTGAACTTCATCTTGTACAGCATCTAGGTTCCACTTAGCCATCATACAGACTCCTTCTGTAGGTCAATGAGTTCAGCATCTTTGTAAGGTATGTGGAAGAACTTCTCACCCTTGACAATGTACCTACCTCTAGCTTCCTTCAAGCCCTCTTGTGTAAGTAAGGTATCCTTTATTCTCCATGCTTGCTGCATGTCAGCCCTAAAGATATAGAAGTTAAGGACACCTTTGTCTTTGTACATGTTGACAAGCCTACCCTTACGTTCAGGTAACCTTATCTCAGCCCATGATGGATTCCAAGTACCCTTCCATCCTGTCTTAACTTCAGCCTCATTGAAGTATGTGTAGTCACCCTTCTGGGATACAACGTCAACATTGAAGTCTTCTTTAGTACTGACGATGGTGTGACCTACACTCTCTAAGTAATCAGCTAACCTGTCCTTAGCTTTACCATCGTATGCTTCGTACAATGCTCTGCTAAACGGTCTCTTAATCATAGCCATAATGTCTTTCCCTTTCTTTAGACTAACCCTTGGATTAAACCAAGAGCTAGTATTACTGTGATATATATTCCTATTGAAGTCAACATTATACTAAGTCTACTAACTCACAACTGTCACCACTGCAAGCTAAAGTCTGACTACCTGATGTATTGTCTTCACTCTCATACTCAGCTACCTTAGACCAATCAATCCTGTTAGGCATCTGGCCTAGCATCTTGAGGTAACCTGTCTTGTCACACTCTTGGTAAGGTGCTTGTTGGTATGTGTGTTCGTTAAACGGTAAGAATGACACACCTGACATCTCATCAAAGTGTTTGTATACAAATGCACCTACCTCAAACCATTCGTCACCTTTAACATTAATAGTTACAGATGGTTTGTGTTCACACCAGTGACGTTGGTAAGCTAACCACATCTCTAGTTGTTCGATAGCTGCCATGTCGGCTGTAACTACAGCATTTGTAGGAGCCTTCATAGGGAAACTAAACACTGTAGTTTGCTCAGGTTTAAATGCTTCAGGTTCGTTAGGTATACCCTGGTCAATCATAAACTGTGTCAATGGATCTTTATTGTCACCTCGTACAGTCCTGATGTAGTACTTAGAGTGTCTAGCATGTATCCCACTAGAACTATCTACAAGCTGTGACACAGTACCACTAGGTTTATTGCAAGTTATAGCAGTTGATACTGGTATACCTAGACGGTCAGCCCACTCAGCATTTGTATCTACAGCAACTTTCTTTAGGTGAGCAAGTGTCTTGTCTAAACCTTTGTTCTTCAGGGTCATCAACGGATTATCCATGACACCAGTTAGTGACACACCGAGTAGTCTCTCTTGTTCTGTATTGTCTTTCCATACTTTACGAAGGTAAGGGAACTTAGTGTATGTAGATTGGATAGTACCTAAGATAGTAGCTAGACGTACCTTCTCAGACAGTGTGTCAATGTTATCTGTTGCTCGTACTACAACTTCAGTTAAGTTACAGAACTGTGATGGCCTAAGTATGATCTCACTGCAAGGGTTAGTACCAAACTCATAGTCAGCATCACGTCTACCATTCTTTAGAGCCTGTACCTTAGATGCCTGTCTGTTGAAGATACCTCGTTCACCTGACCCTGACTCAACAAGAGACATCCACTCTCTCATGAAGGATAGGCTGTCAGGCTTCTCAGTGTATGACACAGAGTTGTTAGCTAGAGCACGTTGTGGATTATTCTCCCACCATGAGCCTGACTTAGCATGACGCATTCTGTCATCTGATAGGTTGCTCAGGGAAATCATAGCTGACCTACGTACACCACCAACCACAACTATTTGTCCTATCATACACATGATGTCATGGCATTCTATAGAGGACAGCTTACGATTCTGTGCCCCCTTGAATACATCAATGGTAAAGTTAAACAGATCAACCAAAGGTGCAGGACCTGATGCTCTACCACCAAATGTCTTAAGAGCTGCACCTGCTGGACGTACCTTAGATACATCCCATGTTGGTATCTCACCACTGTAGAGTAATGCAATCAACTGACGTAAAGCTTTAGCCCATCCTTCTTTGCTGTCCTTGACTACTATGTTAGTCTCACTGTCAAACAACTCAGGTACTTCAGGTAACTTCTGCACTGACTGACGTTCAACTGAGAACCCTACACCAGTACCACATAACAATACAAACATAGCTTCATCAAATGCTTTGACATCATCAACAGCTAAGTAGCTACAGTTGTACATACAAACGTTGTCACGATCTGCGGCCTTACCTGCTGTCATAAGGGATCTCATACTGGGCATGACACCTAAGTCTAAGATAGATTTCTCTAGTTCTTTCTTAGTTACAGTATCAACCAATTCACCTACAACATTCTTCATGTACCTGTCTATAGTCTCACTCCAAGACTCACGTCCCTTACCCTCTATATACTTAGCATACCGTGACTTGTGTATGAAAGATTGGTAGTCTGTTGGTAAGTAGTTGTTGCTCATTCTTTTGTCCCTCTATCTTGTTTGTCTTCTTTAAACCAGATCATACGATCTATCTCACCCCTTGTCAGACCTATATCTTTTAGTTCTCTGTCTGTCAATTTGTTTAGGTGTTTAACAGCATCCCTGTGTAGCTGCCATGTGATCATGTAGTTGATAAACCTAAACCACCAACGTCCAAATGCCCTTAGTATTCTCATCTCTTATCTCCTGATCCTTTGATGACACCACGTTCATACCTATCTGACAACTTATCAATGTTTCTTTGTGCTAACGACGACAAACTTACATTGTGTACTCTGGCAAACTCACTGACAAACCATAGCACATCCCCTAGTTCATCTAGTATGTCACCATGTGGGTATGCATTGTCCTTACGATACCACTTAGCTAACTTACCTGTCAGCTCACCAACCTCAGATGCTAAACCTAAACTTAAATACTCTAAGGTTCTATCTTTAGGATACACAGCAGTGGCTGCAGCTAACTTCTGGTACTCATTTAACTTTTCTACTTTACTCATTCTTCTATCCTTTTCCACTCTTCCAATTCTGCATCGAGATTAAAGTAATCATCAATGTCTATTCTCTTTTCTTCTACTAACCAGGCTACCACAAATTCCTCTGGTATTTCGTTCTGTTCTAGGAGAAGTTCTAGTCCGTAATTGAGGACAAGAGCACGAATTTTACTATCAAAGTCAAACAATGTCAATCACCTTTTCTTTTCTTTTGTCCATTCGACAGGAATAATTTCTTTAGCATACTTGAATCCGTTCTTATCACACCAGTCACCGTATGTAGTCTTAGAACCCTTGTATAATTTCTGGTTAGGGTTGCTGAATACAAAACGAATATCATGTTCGGGGTGTTGTGCCTTGACCATCAGGTGCTTGGTTCTATCTGAATGAATGAACCGCCCTTTCGTCTCAATTATTATACCGTTACTCAGCACGAAGTCAGGTGTGTATGTTCTAAATCTTAGGTCTTGCCATTTGATACGCATCTTTTCGTATTCAAACTTGATCTTTAGTTTCTTGAGGTAGGCTGCTGTCCTCTTCTCTAAGCCTGATCTGAAACGCATTTAGGTGGCTCCCATATCTGTTTCTCATAACGTCTAAGCCAGAGTAGTCTAGCATTCTCTATGACCCTTGCTTCCTCACCACTGTAGGAACGTAAGCATTCCTCATACATAGCAGCTTCAGTAGTGCAGTCAGCAAGGATCTTCTCAGCTTTCTTAGGCCCTATACCATACAAGCCAATGATGTTGTCAGCCTTGTCACCTGTAAGTATCTGCGTATAGAAGAAACGTAAGCCTTCAAACTCACCCATCTCTGTCATGGTACGTCTGTTAGGGTTATAGTGTGAGCATGGTATCTGCAACATGTCCTTGTCTATGGATATGACAATGGATTCTTTACCGTAGTTGGTAGCCCATATACCACACAAGTCATCAGCCTCTTCGTCTACTGACACAATAGCATCCCAGTTGTCAATCATGTGTTTGCGTATAGCTTGTAGGTGTTGTGGTTTCTCTACGTTCTTTCTGTTACCCTTGTACTCATGGGTAATCGAGTAGTCGTACCTGAAGTTACCCTTACCTGTCAGGAATACATGGTACTGTTCAGGGTCTAGCTCCCACATCACCTCGTTAAGTGACTGCTCAAGTAACTCATCTAGTTTATCTAGTGCATCCTCTACAGGATCGTTCTCACATGAGAAGGCTGCTCGGTATGCAAACGGATCACCATCTACTAGTACCTGCTTAGGTTTTGTCATCATAGATATAATCCTTCATGTATTAAAAGGAGCACCCCAATTAAGGGATGCCCAAGTCGGGGAGGGAAATCTTACCAACGATCTTCTGTGGCTAATTCTTCATATGGTACATGCTCAAGGATACCAATCTTCTCAAGGCGTACAGATGCTGTTGATCCTTCACCATAGATAGACAACTTAACCTTAGCTGTTGTGCCATTACCTAGTGCACCATCCTCTACAAAGTCCCACTTAGAACTTGTAGTACCCTTGGTTACAGCAGGTGCACCACCGAAGTCATCGATGCCAGATGGGTGTACGTTAGGGCGTTTAAGTTTCATACCCATCTTACCATCTGCTGCATCAATAGGTTTAATCATTTGGTGTCCCAGTACTGTTTCAGGGAAACCCATAGCAATCATACGATTAACTTCGTCACTGTCTTTAGGTACGAACATGGTGTTGTACTGACCTTGTGTAGTTTCGTGGTACTCTGAGTTGTCCATGTTGTCCTGGAACAAACGAGCATAGTATAGTGTCCCTTCGAATACACCGTACTTTGTTTTCTTTTTCTCAGCCATAATATTTTCCTTTACTTATCTTCTGACTATTATATTTGCTTAACTTAACTGATGTAGTTTGTCAAGTAAATTAGTGAGTATCTCTCCAGTTGCGTCCGATGTCTGTCGAACCTGCTAACGGACAGACCATATTGAATTTCTCTCCCGTGTCAACAAAAGATTGACGTTGTAATGCACCCAACTCTTCAGCTGTTGCATAATTACCACACACCTCAGTCTGCCATTCGTCATGAGGCCATGTGACAAGCTTAAAGTCTATGCCTTTAGCCTTAGCTTGACGTACCCATTGTAGTGCTGAGTGTTTCATGATGACAGACTCACCATTCTGCAGCATACCTGCTAGTGTCTTATGTTCTGATGGTACTATGACCTTACGTCCATCCATACCCTTGAACCAACCTCGTTTAGCTATGTGTGGTATCACTTTCTTCTTGAGGTTTGCAAGCCCTTGTATTGATTGCATAAAGTTCTCGACACATTGGCTTGCCTCACGTTGATTGACACGTAGTATCTGTGCTATCTTACCTGTGCCTGCCCCTAGTAGGAATGCGTAGATGAAAGTCTTGGCATCATCTCTTGTTACATGTGACATACCTAGTGCTTTCTTGTTCAGGTTGTGTATGTCAGTCTCATTCTCTTTCTTTCCTGACACAATAGCATCGACGTACTCCTCTGACTTCATTAGGTGGGCAAGTACTCGCAGCTGTATGCCTTCAGCATCCGTACCCACTAGGTAGTTACCCTTCTCTACACCCCACAAGGCACGAAACTGTCCGTCATACCTGTGCTTAACCTCTTCGACTGCTGACTTAGGTGTACCATGGAACTCTGATGGTATGTTAGCTTGGTTAGGAGCCATGTGTGCCATACGTCCTGTCCATGCACCAAGGTGTAAGAACCTACCGTGTATTCTGTTGTCATCACCACAGTGACCTAACCATTCTACTAATGATGATCGCCTACCCTCTAGTGTCAACCACTCAGCTAATCGTTTACCACCAGGTGGAGCATCATCAGGCAGTGTCTCAAGATTAGCTTCAGATAACGTCCACCCATACCTAGCAAACTTATCTCCACGATCTTTGTTTTTGTTCTCTATCATACTGTATATGTCCCTTTGTTTTCTCGTATGGCTGCCACCCTGCATCCCATAGTCTTTCTATTCTCATCTTAGGTGATGCTGGATTAAAGTCTATCCAATCGTAACACACTAGGTCAGGTGGATTAACAGACCAATCGACAGTTGTCTTAAAGTATTTCTCTTTGGCCTTTGTCACACTTGCCATGACAGTACCATCCTGTTTCTTTCTGTACTTAATCCTGTTAACTTCTTCTAGCTGTGGTGGGAAGTCACGTTGAAAGCTATCTGTTAGCTCTGCCATACGCAACTCAACCTCATCTAGTAGGTGGTCAGCTTTATCTTTCTCGAAGTAGAACCCTGCTGCTGTCATCTCCTCACATAAAATCTGTATGTCATGCTCACATTTGATAGCATCCTGTAGATCAGGGTCAAAGATTGTAGCTTTAAACTTATTGTATAGTCTAACTGTAACCTCAACATCCTGATGACAATACTCAATCATCTCTTGGGTAAGTACCTCGAACTGATCGAAGCCAATCTTAAACTCACCTAACCTTTGACCCCATGCCTTGAGACTGTGACCCCCTTTGATGCTGTAGTCTATTAGGCGTGACATGATAAGAGTATCAATGATGTCCGATGGATTAATCAGGTCGTGTTGTACTAAACGATTGATAACTTTAACATCGAACCCTATCCCATTGTGAAAGACAAACTTATCTGTATCCTTACACAACTTAATGAATGCCTCAGCCTCTTCTGGTATGGTACAAACGTTAAGGAACTGGTACTTCTCCTTGCTGTCAACATCTTGGGCACAGATCACATGTATCTTGGTAGCATCTAATGCATCTGTCTCTATGTCCATTGCTAGTATTCTCATTCGTCACCTCGATCCGTCCATGTCATCCACAAACATAACCCTAACTCGTAAGGCCACATGACAGCCTTAAATCTCATAGAGTTAGCATCCCTTGGTGCTTCAAGTATAATGTGTATGGTGTTCATCAAGACGTAGTGGTTAACAACACCCAAGAAATATATTCCTGCTGCTGTATACACTAAAGGATCGTATTCTAGTAGTTGCTCCATCAATACTCACCATATTTTTCTGATAGGGTAAAGCTATCGGTGTTAAATTTAAGTTGACCTGCGTATCCTGTTGGCCCAACTGGTCTATTCTTTGTGACTAACAACTTAGTTGTATTCCTTTCATCAACATCCTCTGACATCTTATCTCTTTGTAATTCTACAACAACAGATGCTCTTTGTTCTATCATACGGCAGTACTTGACAGCACCATCATCATTTGTATGTCCGATTGTTACAATGCCTACGCCTAATTCAGCAGCTAGCTTAGATAATCTGACGGATAGGTCAGCAAGGAATTGTTCTTTGCTTTCATCACCACCCATGTTGGCTGCTATGTCCTGTATAGGTTCAAAGAATATGTACTGAACACCACAAGCCTGAGACAGGTAACGTATATGCCCTAGTATGTCAAGGGGATCGTCCTCGTCATTCAAAAAGAATTGATAGAGCCTCTCATCTTCGGTCAGCTTAACGATAGCATCTCGTACTCTTTGTTCTGCACTGTCTTGTGCTATTAAATCCTTACGTGTCAGGTTCTGGTTCAATTCGTATGACACCAACCCAAGTAATGATCTTAACTTTGTCTCTTCCATGTGCCATGCTGCAATGCTTATCTCTGGATGCTTCGTTAGTATGTGATACTCTAGGTATCTCATGAATTCTGTCTTACCTATGCCAGTCTGAGCCTTAAACAGTGTGAAGTGACCCTGCATAAGCCCCATACATAGGTCATCGAACTCTTGGACGCCTGTCTCTACATACACATGGCTCTCACTCGTGTTGTACATCTTTAAGAACTGATCTGATGTATTGATTATGTTCTCAGGCGTATACTTCTTAGCATTAAACCATGCGTTATAGAATTCCTTACGTGCCCCTGCCTCAAGGAACTCATTAGCATCCTTGTATTTGTCATGCTGCACCCTGTAAACTTTGTTAGGGTAAAGGTTAGCTATCCTTTGAGCTACAGCATTGCCTTGTTCATCATGTTCTATCGACAGTATGATCTTTTCGAACGACCCTAACCAATCAGCTGCCTTCGTCCATAGCTTATTACTTGGGGTGGCTGATGGTAGTGACACAAATGCTGATGAATACTTCTCTGAGTTACACATCTGGTATGCTGACATGGCGTCTAGCTCACCCTCTGTTACAGTTACGATCTTACCTGACCCTGCATTCCATAGGTTCATACCGAATAGCTCATCCGACTTGAGGTTGGTAGCTCTAAACTCTTTAGGAAAAAACCTAGTCTTGATACCGCCTGATGGGTATGGATATTCCTGCTTAACCTCTTTGCCATTGCTATCCAGGAATGTCTTGACACCATAGTACCTCATGGTCTGCTCACTGATAGACCTGACAGTCCTATAGACAGGTGTCAGTACCTCGGTAGGCACTGGCTTAATGTTTGTTTGTTGCTGTTGGTTCATATCCCAATCATCTTTCTCTTGCTCTTGCCCCATGACAGGGTATGTTTCTGATGCCCACTCGAACTTCTTATCCTTAGTCCTTGGGTATTTTCTTTCGCAGCTATGACACCTACCCGAACAACTCTCTAGGTTGTAGCTGAAGGCATCGGTGCTTCCGCAGTCCTCGTATGGACATTCTTTGTGGCTTAACCAATTGCTCATAATATCTGATCCCAATAATCTTGTGTAAACATGTCTAAAATGCACAGTATCTCCTTGGATGTCAATGACTTTAAGGCCACCGCCTTTCGACTATCATTATTGTATGCCTCTGTTATAAAAAACTCAGGCACTCTTTCAACTACGAACTGATGATCATCCCAATAGCCTATGCCATCCTGGTATACATCACCTGTCACCTCTATCTCTTTAGTGCCTCTCATTATGTACGTTCTGTATTCCATTTATTTTATTTCCTTTATCCTCTTGACAGATATAAAAATGTTGATACCCTAGGGCTTGTCCCTGACAAGGGTTCTATAGGTTAATTCTTTAAGATAACTGTAGTCTTCTTCTATATCATCTACTGTAGGCATCTTATCCAACCATGCAGCATCATCTATCTCTTTGATTAAATCTTGATGGTATTGGTGTAACGTTTTATCCTTAGACATCTAACAGCTCCATATCATTTGAATATATATTACAGTAGTCTAACTTTTTAGTATCAAACATCTCTATATTTATTAGTTGTTCCAGTACACTACCATCACTCAGCTCAACGTAAAGTGTACCCCATTTGTCATATACATAGGTTACATCCTTATCTGTCATGCCTTTGGGTAGCTCAACGTATGCATTAGCAAAGGCCGTGTAAGATCCTTCAAGTTTAAGTGTATGGTTCATAACACCCACCCCCATACTATAGTTAATGCCAAGCTAAACGTGTACATGACACCAATGGCTGCAAAGGCTAGTGTTAGGTACACTAATGCATTCATTAGTCTATCCTTACGTTGCTTGTCTCGTTTATGTTTGGTTGTATTAAAGTATTTACTCATTTTGTATTCCTTTCTTTAATTATAAATAAGTGTCCATCACCTTCTATTATTTCTTTTTCACTATTCATTTCATCATCATCATCCTCATCAAGAGGGT